TCCCTTAAAAAAAAAAAAAATAAACAATTCTATAAAACTATAAAAACACTCATACCACAAACTCCTCTTACAAGTATAATCTATAATATACAAAATGATATCAATGAAAAAGAAATAGAATATAAAAAAATATCAATTCAAGATAAAAAAGGAAAACTCAAAAATGAATTAACAGAACTCTTCGATGATGAAGAAGATCAAGAAGAAGTTGAAGAATTAATAATTATAAATAAAGAAGATGATAAAGAAGATAAAGAAGAAGATAAAGAAGAAGATAAAGAAGAAAGTAAAGAAGAAGATGAAGAATTAATAATTATAAATAAAGAAGAGGATAAAGAAGAAGAGGATAAAGAAGAAGATGATAAAGAAGAAGAGGATAAAGAAGAAGATGATAAAGAAGAAGATGATAAAGAAGAAGATGATAAAGAAGAAGAGGATAAAGAAGAAAAGGAAGAAGATAAAGAGGAAGATAAAGAGGAAGACGAAGAAAAGAAAGAAGTTAAAAAGGGAGGTGGAGAGATTAAACAAATAGTAGTAACAAATTTCCTTTAATTATTTAAAGTATTGTTTATTATTATCTTATAAAATGACTATTAATCTAGTATATATGGCCAAACCTATCTATGGAGGTTGGGTTACTTTTACATCTCATTTATGTCTAAAATATAAATGTGATCTATTTAAAATTGGTAAGAGAACAGAAAAAAATAAAAGAAATTATGGTTATGGAGTTCAATATCAAAATGTAAAAATTGATGAACTAATAAAAAAAGATAATCTCGTAATCACTGCTGTTGATAAACATTATTGGGAACATTTACACCTATTTCCTAAAGGGACAAGGATCATCATACATGATCCAACAGAATTAAAAGGAAAAAATAATGTTCTATCAAATCTATTAAATCATTTTGAAATAATAACAATAAGAGAAACAGTTAAAGATTTTATTAAAGAAAATTATAACATTGATTCAACATTCTTACCTCATCCGTTTTATGAATATGAAAAAACAGATGAACAATCGGAATATTACTCAACAGCTATATCACGTATAGATTTTGATAAACACACTGATATTATCTTAAAAGCAAATAATATAATAAATAAACCTGAAAGACATATCTATATTTTTGGTGCGGAAAATAGATTGTATGTCCATCATAAACTTAAAGATTTAAATTTTGAAAAATATTGGAAAGGAAAATATCCAAAAGAATTACCAATGAAATATGAAGGGAAAGATTTATTAAATAATTGTATGTTTGTTGTTGATATGTCAATTATTAAAGGAGATGGAGGGGGAACACAATATACTTTCCTCGAAGCTATCTATCATGATTGTGCCCTCATTTTACATAAAGAATGGGTTGAACAAGGTAATTTATTTATTAATGGTCATAATTGTTATGTTGTAGGATATACAGAAAAACCAGAAGAAGAGATAGCAAAGATAATTAATAATGGTATAGATGATAAATATAATGAAATTGTTAAAAATTCTAAAACATTATTATCAAATCATGTAAATGATCAATGGTTTTGATAAATTAATTTTAATATTAATATTATAATAATGGTTAAAAAGAAATGCTTAACATGTAAATCAAAAGTTATTGACGATCTTGAATCTGAAATGCATAAAGAAATTCCTGAATGGTACTTGAAAGATGGTAATTATTCACTATTACCTAAAGTCTTAACTTGTAATGATAAATATAATGCCAATAAAAATAATTTAGTTGAAGAAACCCCAAAAATTACTGAAACCGAAATTAAAGTTCCATTAGAAGTATCTAAAAATACATGGATTTTTTATTGGGCCGCAGATTCAAACAAAAATTCAACTGTAATCAAAAATCCACAAGAAGCATACAATAAGAATAAAAATAGAGGTTTACTAAAAAGTGATAAGAATGGTAATGTCGAATTAATACTCAATACACCACAACCCTACAAAGTAGATGGAATTACTTATCCTAGACACCTTCATTATATCCTATTAAAAAAAGATAAAACATGGGATACAGATGTTAAAGCTATTGTAGTGAAATCATATATTGATAAATCTAGAGTTAAATCTATTTTAAAATCAGATGACCATATTATAATATATGCTTTAAAAGGTGAAAAGGATCTAATTCCAGGCTCAATTTCTATCCCTCACGATACTAATGAAGGGGGTAATAATAAAAAGAAATTTTTCTTATCCAAAATAAAAGAAGAAATAAATGAAAAACAGAAATTAAAAGGAATCGATCATCTAGATGCTCCAATTCTCCTTTACTGTTCCTCGAATAAATGTTCCGCATCAGATAAATTATTTCATCAATTAATTGATGCCGGTTTTAGCAATATTGTACAATATCCAGGAGGATTAAAAGAATGGAACTCTGATGAAAATGACTTATCTGAAGATGAAAATGAAGATACTGAAGAAGACGTAAGCATTACAGAAGATACTGATACTGATAGTGATAGTGATAGTGATAGTGATAGTGATAGTGATAGTGATAGTGATAGTGATAGTGATAGTGATAGTGATAGTGACAGCGGTAAAAAAGGTAAAAAAGATAAAAAAGGTAAAAAAGGTAAAAAAGGTAAAAAAGGTAAAAAAGATAAAAAAGGTAAAGAAGATAAAGAAGATAAAGAAGATAAATATGAAGAAATAACAGATTTAGATAAATTAAATAACGAAACATTAATTATTTATGATGAAGATTCAGATAGTATAAAAACATATAGTCATAATTTAGAAGATGGCGTTCTTAAGGAAAAGAGGGGTCGACGTAATATAGTCATAGGTAAATTGGGAAAAGACAATACTATTATATATGATTTAGATGAAGAAGAAACAAGTTCAGATGAAGAAGATGAATCTACAAGTTCAGATGAAGAAGAAACAAGTTCAGATGAAGAAGAAACAAGTTCAGATGAAGAAGAAGATAAAAAGATTGTTGACCATACTAAATTACAACGATTAAAAACATTATTAAAAGGCGGATCGGTTACGAACCAATCGTTTAATAAAGATGGTTTGTATATTAAACAAGGTGGTTCCGGAATAAGCCAAGATAGATTTAATTCAGACTTTAGAGGGTGGGGTTTTACTTTTTTTTAATTATTTAAAACATATTTATAATTTAACTATAAAATGATTCGAGGATGTATTTTTGATTTAGGTGGAACCATTGTTGATAGATATTCTCTAACCCCATTTCTATCATTAAAAAAAGCCTTCTTAAATAATGGTATTCATGTTAATAATCAATTAATTTTTAAAGATATGGGTAAAAATAAAAAAGATCATATTATCGATATATTAGTAAATAAAGACATTACTAATCAATGGATCAATTTAAAAAAATATCGCCCAACAAAAAAAGATTCTGAATTATTATTTAATGAATTTAATGATATTCAACTCGATTATTCTAAAAATCTAATTACAATACTACCAGAAACAAAAAATTGTATCAGTTTTCTAAAAAATAAAAATATCAAAATAGGAGCAACTACAGGATTTAATAAAGAAAATATGATTATTATTAAAAATAAATTAGAATTTAATAATATATTCCTTGACAATTATGTATCATCCTCCTGTATTGATAGACCTTCAAGACCCCATCCCCATATGATTAATAAAAATCTTGAAATGTTAAATATAGCCAATCCTAGAAAAGTTATTAAAGTAGATGATACTCTTATAGGAATTCAAGAAGGAATCAATGCGGAATGTATAACTGTTGCCGTAGCGAGATGGTCTGTTAATATGGGGATCAATAATATACAAGATGCGTTCGAATTTTCTGATTTTGATGTATATGAAAATTTAAAAAAAAGTAGAGAAATCCTCAATGGTTCGGGTGCCGATTATGTAATAAATACTCTTGATGAATTACCTCCTTTAATTAATAAATTAAATTTGAAAAATTAAAAGCATAATTATTATATATATAAGTATATGATAAATGATGGAATGAATAAAAAAAATAATGGTGAAAACAAAAGGAAATCTGAAGAAATAGATACTAAAACACCTTTAAAAAAAAAGAAAGTTATAAGGTGTTCATTTTGTAAAAAGAAATGCCCTCTTATCAATTATTCGTGTAAATGCGGAGGAACTTTTTGTCAAAATCATCGTTTAAGTCATTCTCATTCATGTTCATATTTAGAAGAGAAAAAATTAGAAATGAAAGAAAAAATTAAAATAAATAATCAACAAATTACAGCAGATAAAGTTGTTAAAATCTAAAATGTCTGTATTGTTGGAAATTCTGCGATTATTTTAGCTTTAGTCTTTAATATAGTATGTTTCTTGTTACACAATTTTCTATCTAATTGTCTCTTTTTTTTCACAAGATCTTTATATTCTTCTTTGGATATAATCTCTTTTTTATCTTTCTGCAGTTTTTTTAATTCCTCTTCTTTTTTCTTTAATGAATCAAATTTTTTCATTAACTTATCGGGACAATCCTTCTTTCTTGTCTGTTTTCTTAAAGAAGAACACCTTTGATTTATATATGTTTGATTCCAATATCCCAAATAAAAACGATTATTATTATTATTATAATCTTCTGTAAAAAAAGGATTGTCTAAACAACATGGACACTGTCCATTAGAAGTTCTAAACCATTTCATAATACATTCAGTATGGAAAGCATGATTACAGTCCAATTTATATATTTTAGTTTCATCATCCATATTTGATAAACATATAGGGCATGCCTCATAGCTCATTTATAGTTATTATGGAATTTTTTTAAGGCATTTTGAACCCGCTTATCACTCATTTCAATATCATTTACCAAATATTCTTTTAACTTATCAATATCTTTTTCAGGACATTCTATTTTAATTTTTTCTGGATTAATCTTATCTCTGAAAATGAAATAATTTTCTTTAGCTGCTTGAAATATATCTAAATATTTATCAGGAAACTCATAATTAGATTTCTCCACAATCTCATCCATAGTATTATATTTTTTTATCAATTTAAGGGCAGTTATATTGCCGATTTTAGGGACAGATGGACAATAATCACAACCACATAATACACAAAATTCAATAAATTTATCATGTGTTAATTCAAGATCATTAATTAACTGTTCATATGTAAATATAGATACAATATCTTTTCTTTTTAATTCTCTGTCTACACAATTCCGAATTACCCGAGGACAACCATATCCCATTGTATCCATATCCTCAGTTAATACATAATCAACATAACCAATACGACATAATTCACTAGCATATGCCTCTGCTTCTCCATCAGGATGAATATAAGGGATACCCAGTAAATTTAAAAGGTTTTTTACATCATTAATCATATCATTAGTAATTCTTAGTGAGGCTTTTTTTAATTTCAATTTTTCTTCTTCATCTTTACACATTTCTGCCTGCTCAAGAGCCTTCTTTGATTTTTCTTTTCTCTCATCAATACATAACTTCTTATTTTCTGGTGGTTTTCCATCAAATACGAAGATTAATTCTATGTTTAATGATACATAATTCATTATCTTATAAAATAATCCAGTTATATGATTTGTAACCTTACCCTTTGAATTTGTAAAAAGTTTACCCTTTGGTCCCTTATGTAACTGCTGATAAATAACTAAACTAGCATCAACAGCTACTCTTTTACCAGTTAGTTTATATAAATTTTCATTCTTAATAGTATCCGGAGAATACTTCTTAATTGTCTGCGTTAATGATTTAATACCCATCGGTTATTTATTATTATTATAATTATTATTATTCAAATTTTTAAATATTATATTATAGTATCACACATAGGACATATACTCTTTTTTTTTAACCACTTTTCAATACATTCACTATGATAAATATGTGAACATTTCAATATTGTTAAATTCTCACTTTCTCTCATTTTTTCTAAACATATAACACATTCATCCAAATTATTCGATTTATTTATAAATGAATATTTATTTATTATTATCTCCTCTTTTTTATCTTCTTCCTTTTTTCTACCGGTTTTCTTTTTATGGAAAAGAAACATTAGTTATAATATTATTCATTTATTATATATATAAAAATAATGTATTTCCGTCTACCAAATGTTTAATTTTAACTTCGTGGTATAATACTAGTAATTTTTTATTATATAAATAAATGAGACTATCCGATATTATCAAAAAAATACTTCTCGAATTATCTACAGAAATAAAAAAAGAAGAAAATATGATTATATTAAGATCCGATATTCTTAATCCAATCATTAAAGAAATTATTGATGAACTATACCCATATTTTATAAAATGTTTTGTTGGTATTATAATTATTCTTATCTTTTTAATCCTAACAATCATACTTAATCTCAGAGTTATCCTTAAAAATTAAAAATTTAATAATATTTTTATATATTTTTAATATTATATCAATGAAATCATTTAAAGATTATCCAGATTTTAAACCAAATCTAACACCCAAGGAAGTATTTAAAATGGGAGCTTTTGGTGGAACATACTTTAGACCCATTAAATCATCTGTAACTGGAAAATCATATAAATCTGAAAATGTTATTAAAGAATACCCCAAATCATGGTTTACAGGAATTAATAAAAAAACACACGTTATATCAAGCAAATATGATAAAAATATAAATAAATATAAAGTTAAATGTGGTTCATCCTTAGAAGATTGGGAAAAAAATGGATGGATAGATAAACAAGACCCATATGGATGGTTTCAATGGTACTGTAGGTTCTATAGAGGAAGACGCTCTGATGATGATGAAAGACAAATAAATCGCTGGAAAAAATTAGCCGGTCCCAATGGAAGATTCAGGAAAAGGTTAATTAATATGATTAAAAAAAAGAATACTAAATATAATGATGAAACCGTCTCTCCCGTTATTCGACAAGTATTACTCCACTGGGGTTATGAATTAAAAGCATCAGACTTATAAATAAACATCCCATTCCCCAAATATACCTTATTTTTTCGCCACTCTTTTGAGGCTCCGTCAAAATCTATTTTTTGAATATACCTTTTCTCACATATTGAAATTGATTTTAATGACTTATTTTTTATAATCATAGGTTTATACACCCTCCCAGATCTCAATTTCATTTTTATTATTTTAGTTTTATTATTTGAGTTTTATTATTTGAGTTTTATTATTTTTAAATGTCAAATTTTTATTATATAACCATTCTAAACCCCCGATCGTTAAACAACACATACAAAATAAATTAATTATACTCGACATTTTATACATAAAATATAATTCATTTATCTCATTCATATAAATTAATCTATAAACATATACCATTAAAATAATTGGATATATTATTCCCCTTGTAAACATCATTGAATAAAAATAAAACTTTTCAAAATGAATATTATAATAATTAAATAAAATACATGCTTCTGATATCTGGGTTAGAGGATTAGTTAGTTCACCTATAAATAACCCTGTGCCTGCAAAATACCAATTAATCTCAAAATATAACGCAAATGATAATCCCAAATAACAAATGAAATGGTGTAATATAAATATCAATTTATCCTTTTCTTTACTTAATAATAAAGTAAATATATCCCATATAAAAAAATTTAAAGAACGATCTAAAACATATCTAACCTCAATCGGGACATTATTAGTTTCATTGTCTATTAAGTTTATGTCATAATTAATAAAAATCGGTATGTAATAATATACACACCCGATACTATGAATAGATCTAATTATTATATTTGATAAAATGTGTTTATCATATGTTAATGGTATTAATTCCAGTATCCCCCTTATAATAATGAATAATGAAGGAAAATAATAAATCATTTTAAAATACTTAATATATATATATATATGTTTAATCCTAAATATTTAAATAAATATGAACAAATTAAAATAAGAGGACTTCATGGATATGTACTGCCTCATGCTGGTACAAAATATATTGGAAAAATAATATCACACACACTAAGGTTTCGTCCCACAAAACAGTTTAACAAAGTAATCATCTTCTATTTACCCTCTCAAAAAGAACCCAATGTATCCTATAGAAATAAAAAATATTATCATGAATATTTAGTCCCATGGAAATGCTTTGATTACTTTTTTAAAGATAAAAAAATCAAATATACAGGAATAAATATTAAAGAAAACACAAATTTATCACCCAAATATGATAAACAAACAATTTATATAATTTCAGCAGACTTTTCACACCATAAATTATTCCATGAAGCTATTGATCTAGAAAATAAAGCAGCCAAATCAATGATGTTTAGAGACTACTCTAATACACATTATAATCAAGTTGTAGATGATATTCGAACATTCAAATATGTTAACAATATTATCCCAAAAAACTTATCATTCCAATGGATCGGAAGATCCAGAAGTGAAGGACTAAAAGGTGTCGGTTATCTATCTTTTCTCATAAGAGAACCTCCGAATCCGTTAAAAAAATTACCTAATGGAATATTTGTTACAGTTTATGACTCAGGTATGGTTTCACATGAATGCTTGGGTGAATGGTTCACAAAAAAATCACAATGGAATAAATCAACAGAAAATAAACTAATTAATAAAGTTATCAATTTAGGAAAAACAACAAGTAGACTAACCGGTGGAACCAAAATTAATAGTAATCTGAAATATTATACAATTACCTACCTCTATAAAAAAAATACCAAAGAAATGTTAAGGGGGTGGCATGGAATAAAAAAAGGAGCTTTCTATCTCCCAGATGTTTTCTTAGAAAATACTCATTCAAATGGTAAATGGTTTACAAAAGAAGATTCACTATGGAAAAATGGACCATTTAAATTAAATGATACATTTAAAAAATTAGAACAAAAAGCAAACTCAAATAAATTTAATAATTATACCCTCTATGAAAGTCATGTTAAACATCACATAATTTAGGATGTACCAGCGATACAAGCAATTACTCCAATGATAAGTAGAATAATCACAATGTCAGAAATTACATTATACCAATCAGTATATTCACACTCTCCTGGAATACGCCGAAAATGTTCCTTAATATATTTACACTCATATCGACACGGCTCAATACAAGAACAATTTGTAGGTTCTCCAGTTTTTTGATCAATTAAAGGAACGTTAATAATTGTATGTGAAATATCAATCTCTTCACGTTTTTCCATAACAGATTGTCTAAACATCACACAACCCACAATAATGAGTATCAGGCACATACAACAACACCCCGCACATACCATAAACTTCATAAATTCACCGTCGCCACCTCTATCACCAGATTCATTAGAAACTACTCCTGAATAAGTACCCTTTTTTCCACCTGCTTTCTGTTCAGGCATATTTATCTTTATCTTAACATTAATATTTGAATTAATACTATTTCAAATTTTTATTTTTATTAAATATACTATATTATATGATTATTTCAGATCAACCTGGAAGATTTCTAGCTGTTTTTGTCTTTGCCCCATTTATAATATACAAAGGAAATATCTATAAAGATAATTATTTAATTATGTTTGGAATACTATTATTCTGCTGGGACCTCTATTGGATCCTAAACCATCCTCCCAAAAAAATTGATATCATTCAATAAATAAACGCAAGGTCTTCTTTTCTATTAATAAACAATAAGTATTCTGATAATATTTCATAAATTTCTCAATGACCTTTAAAGGGATACTATAATATTTAATATACCTTTTAAGGTTATCCAATACTTCTAAACTCTTATTATTATTATACCTTTCAATTAAATAATATAAATATGATAAGATAACTCCATTCAAACAATAATTATTTAATAACTTATTATTATATGTATAAATAATACATTTACTTATATACTTATTATATTCATAATTTATTTTTCCGATATTCACTTTTTTTATCTGTAATATTGGATATAAAATACCAAATGTAATCTGATGTTCAATACTATTCCAATTATTATTATAATGAATATATGTTAATATATTATCACTTATACAAGAGTTTTTATAAATATTATCCAAATATATTAAATGATCTTTTTTCTTAAAATTAAATGGTTTATTTAAATTTTCAAGAATATTTAAATTAATAATATTAAAATCATTCTCAGAATAACGATAAATATCTACAAAATTATCCATTGTAATTATCTTATTTATATAATCAGATAATTCAATATTATTATTCTCATATCTATTCATATTACTAAAATCTCCTTTGTAAAAATCCAAATTAATAATAATATTGTGTAAATTATAATTAGAATTTTGAATTAACTCATTTATACTCCCATTATTCAATTTTACTTTCGATAAATACTTTTTTATTATCATAATTAAATCATTCTTAGAATAAGATATATTCATCTTAAAACTATTTTTTTTTAAATTAATTAAACTCTTATGGTTTAGCTTATCAAAAATATAAATAATAGGATTATTTTTCACCTTCTTTTTTGAAAAAGTTAATATTGATTTATATAATTTCTTATCAGATGTCTGTATTATTGTTAAATCATCAATGATTAATGCCTTATATATACTATTATCAGAAAACATCATAGTAATACTCTGTTTATATAAAGATAATTTCAAATATCCTTCAAAATTAATATTAGTTTTACATAAATCACTTGTAATATGTACTATTGTTCGATCTTTTAATATATGCTTAGCGATACTTGTTTTCCCGGTTCCCGGATTACCATAAATAATTAAAGGTTTAATTTTATATTTCCCATTTATCCATGTATCAGCTAATTTTTGATTATCTGTACATTTTAAGATATAATCATTCATAAATTACTCTCATCTAACATCCTTAAATAAAAATATTTCTATTCTCTCAATCCTTTCAAAACACCTATCGTCTTATCTAATCGAACTATTTCCTCCATATGAAATTTATTATATTCATAATATTCATCTTTTAACTTCTCCATTTTTTTTAAACTCTTCTGAAATTCTTTTATTTCATTATCCTTCTGTTCAATAGTCATTATAAGGTTCTCTTTTGATAATTGTAAATAATGATCATATCCCTGACTAGGCATTATTATATATATAATTAAATTTTTTATATTATTAAACTTCCCTTTCTTCTAAATTTTCATCTTCACCGTTTTCTTCATCATCTAAACTTTCATCTTCATCATCTAAACTTTCATCTTCATCATCTAAACTTTCATCTTCATCATCTAA